CCGTGACTTTCAAAAATGTAGTGAAGTGAAAAGTTGTAACACACAATATCAAACTTTCTATTTGGACAATTGTGGATGTCACCCTCATAGAAGTTTACCCTCATATGCATATTCTTAGCACGGCTTCTGGCCTCTACAAGGGCTGACGGCTCTGGATCACACATACTCATATTTGCTCCACACTTATGCCATTTCTGAAGATCACCGCCAAAGCCACACCCCACATCAAGGATCTGATGCCCCTCCCTCGTCACACATTGTATGAGTTCCCTCTTGGCATTATTGTGGTTTCGGCGGATCTCTTCCATCTTATGAATATTTGTTCCCATTTCTTTTACTTAGGAACTTCAATGTCAAAAATATACTCTACACGTGTGAGGGGTAAGGTTACCCATAATTGTCCACTCATAGATCCAGTTATAGTAGCCTTGAATGGTCCACCAACTTTAGTTACATAGTCATCAGGCTTCCCGTTTTTATTTGATTCCCATTCAAGATCTCTAACATTACATTTATCAGCCTTAATTATAAGTAGCTTATATGTACCATCAAATTTATCACTTTTTGATAACATGAAATGATAATCATAATGTCTTTTACTCAAATGATCCAACTTTTCTTCCAGAGTTTTAAAACTTGTAGTTCTTGAAGAACTAAACTGTACACACTCCCCCAATTTATGTGTTCTGTTATATGTAATGACACCAGATTTGCATGATATTCTTGAATTTTCAAGTGAAATAATTCTCATGTCTTCACCAACTTTATGAGAATTATCAGGCTTCCAAGTTGTTTCGTATCCTATTTCGGTAAATGATTTGGCGAGAAGTTCTTCCCATATAGTTCCAGTAATGGGTTGAGAAAGTAAACTATGGAAAACTTTTATATTTTTTTCTATGGAACTTCTCAATTCTTTTATATTTGAAAAAAAGTCATCCAGAGTTGATACGAGTTTTAGAGACACTTGAATATCTTCATCCGGTGTAAAATCAAGGTGAATTTTGATGCACGACATATATTCCAAAAGACTTAAAACTTTAATTCGCTTGTGAAATATGACAGTGATTCACGGTGATGTTTTAGATACACTTAGGACCTTAAATGACGAAAGTGCCCAAATTGTTATCGCCGATCCACCCTATAATATAGGAAAGGACTTTGGAAACAGAAGCGATAAACAACCCATGGATGAATATCTTAAGTGGTGTGATGAATGGATTGAGGGGTGTCTACGCATATTGAGGCGAGATGGTACAATGTTCATTTACGGGTTTAGTGAAATACTGGCACTCATATTAGCGAGAATTCCACATAACATAAACAGACGTTGGCTAGTTTGGCATTATACAAATAAAAATGTACCTTCTCTCAACTTCTGGCAGAGATCACATGAAAGTATAATTGTTTTATGGAAAGATGACAAAATCTTTCACCGAGATGATGTTAGGGAACCATACACGGATGGATTTGTGAAGGGTGCCGCCGGTAAACAGAGAAAGGCAACAAAGGGGCGATTTTCAAATGGAGAAAAGAGTACAACATATACAGCTCACCCAGGTGGAGCCCTTCCGCGAGATGTCATTAAAAATCCAGCTCTTGCCGGGGGTGCTGGTAAAAATGAAAGAGTGAATCATCCAACACAAAAACCGTTAGCTCTCTGTGATAAACTTTTAAGATCGTGTAAACAGGATCCAGAGAATGGTTTTGTTTTTGTACCATTCGCGGGATCTGGGAGTGAATGTGTCGCAGCAAGAGACTTGGGTCTTCCTTTCATTGGGGTTGAACTCAACGAAGAATATGTAAAACTTATCAACGAACGACTCAACCCTCAAGGTAATTTAAGTTGTATATCTTCGGAACCAACCAAAGAAGATGGAAGCCAATTGAATAGGTAATAATATACATGACCGGTACCTTTGAGGAACTTTAATTTTTCCAGGTCTTCTCCCCTATGACCAATATCAAGGGTATTGAACACATCATAACCTTGATTCCTCGCGAGTACAAAGGCGTCGTTGTACACATTACCAACCATGTAGAACGCATAGACTTGTTTGACTGTGTCTCGTCCATCTACGCGATCATATGGCACTTCATAAAACGAAATGAAATCGTCTGTCTCGTCATTCACATATGAATGAATTGGAAGTATCCAATGTTTAACCCACTCTCTGTCAATTTGGGGTGCCATTTTGAAGTCACTGAAGTATTTTTCAAGTATTCGGGTGACTTTTGGTACATCCTCGTGTGTCATTTTCCTAAATTGGGAGTTTCCACGAACTTCAAAATACTTCTCTCTCAACCGATCTGTTTGGTAGAAGCCAGTCTTGACGAGCCTCTTGACATTGAGGAAACGATGCCAATAGGAACTCTTTGCTATAGAACCAGGTATCTTTGTCACGGCTGTGTATACTGCCTGCCACACACCTTTTGTATTAGCGATTCTTTTGATTTCGCTGATGAGCACTGGTGCAAAACCCCTGTCCCGATAGTTGGGATGAACACAAAGAAAATTGATTTGAACCATATTGAGAACATCCTCACACACTCTCACTTTTGTTGGAACACTTGAAATGTATCCAATGAGTTCACCCGTATCATTGTGGCGGATACCTCTATTTTCGTATCCACGCATCTCAGCTGCCCATTTGAGGGTTTCAAGGGAGTATGTCAATCTAAAAGTTTCATCACAGACATAATGAGCATTCAGAAGTTTGTGTGCTTCTTCAAGTTTGGGTTTATCCCATGAAAAACCATCAGGAAGTTTGATTGGTTCATTTACAATATTCTTCTCCTTTTCAATTTCCTTGCCACTTTCATATACAGCACCTTCTTGAGGCACAGGTTGTTTATCCCAAAATGTCCTCATTTACAATACAAGTAGCTTAAAGTTTTAAGTATTGTGTAAGATATAAACATGTCTCTTGAGCAAGATTACACTACCGTCCCAGGTCAATTGTATGCGTGCCTCTCTGTTGTCGGACCAGAGGCTCCACAGAAGAATGATAAGTTTGGTATCAAGATTCGTGGCACCTTTGCCTCACGCGACGAGGCTGCGGCGCATGCGAAGCGTCTCCAAAAGGAAGATAGCACCTTTGACATCTATGTTGTTGACATGTACAAGTGGCTCCTCATTCCACCAGATCCCCTCAAGATTGAAGATGTTCACTATCAAAACGAAAAGTTGGAAGAGATCATGAGCGGTTACAAGGAAAATCAATCTGAAGCTGCGCGTATGTTCAACGAGCGTAAGCGTGATATGATGGAAGCTAAGTCATATGTCAAGCCAGGTGACGAGAACTCTATGTTTTACACCAGACCAGATGAGCCACCAGTGAGCCACCCAGCTGATGTTATTGAGAAGCTGAAGAAGGAAAAGTCAGATGCTCAGATGGAAGACCTCGTGAAGGAAGCTGATGCCATTGTTGCGGCGGAGATTGAAGAGCGACGCAAGTGGCGTGAAGCGCGAGACGCCGAAGCCTCTACCGAAGCCAAGATTGAAGAAACTAAGGATGAGGGTGAACCAGAAGTCTCTTCAGCCTAAATTAAATATTCGTTAATTTTAGAACAAAATGTGGAAAATAATTTTGACCATTATTTTGACTAGTGCGTTCTTTATTTTGTTTTTTGAACCAAGTAACATTGTGACTTCAAAAAACAAAAGTAGGAGAGTTAAGGTGGATACAGCACACGGATTCATTGAGGATACACGCGACGCGTTCATCATACCTATGTATCCAACTCAAGTTATGAATCGTGATATCACAGGAAAGATCATTCCAATTTATGGAGACACAGGCAACTTTACCGGATACTCAAGCGTACCTGAGGATCACTGGTTGCATGGTTTTCCCCATGAAAAAGCCAAGTAAAAACACAGCAAATGCTATGATCCATACCGACTTATCAACATTTGAGAAAAAATCATTTCTGTCTGTTGGGTATGCGTGAAATTGTTGTTGTTGTGGTGGATACATCATTTCAGAAGGTTGAAAATAGTATTCCTCTTCGTTTATAGGTGTACTATCTTCATGCTTCTCTTCCTTTTCTTTAAATGGATCCTCTACTGGATTGTAATCAATTGGATTTCCTATATCAGTTTCCATTTTCTAATATAGATTCTGTTTTTTTTAAGCACCTTCTTCCTCACTTTCTTCTTCATCGTCGTCTACCAAAAAATCCTTCAAACTACCTTCATCATCGTCATCATCACTCTCATCGTCCGAATAATATTCATCTTCAGTGTCAATATCAGATCCCAAATCGGAATCGTGATCTTCGGGGGCGTAATCGTCTTCAAGAATAGTTTCTTCTGGTTGATAGATTTCTGGCTTCTTTATTTGTCGCCCTGATCGTGTCCTGGTCTGAACCATTTAAATAAATAAAGACTCCTGCCTTTTAAGTATCTTTTCTTGTATTTCTTCCCTAAAATCAAAATCGGCGTACAGTGCGAGCTCTTCAAGGGCGTTTTGGGCATCTATATGACGACCCTCACTCTTGTATTTTAGATAATCTTTATAGAGTTGTGGGTGAATCCCCGAATACATATGAAATTCATCTATTTGGGGGATGGGTTGTGGTATTTCAATATCGTTGATGAGTTTTGCCGCAAGAAATACGGTGACACCAACGAGAATGAGAGCCATTCTTCTACTGTTGTGTTTTATTTTTTTGGGGGTGGTTTGAGTGCTTCCTTAACACTCCCACTAAGTTCGTGTGTTCTGGATCTACTCTTTGTACACACGGGACACTTTTGTGTTATTTTAGTACCCTTAATGACATAGGACATTGTACAATCTTGGTGATCGCCCCCAATTGTTTCACAATATGTTGAAGTTGTGAGGGCGGTGAAACCACCCCTCTGTTGTGTGATGCTTACAACGCGAGTGTCATCTGGACATTTCATACATCTGCGCATGAAAGATTCAAGGGGGCCTTTCACATCACTTTGTTTGATTTGGGGCTTCTCCTCAAACTTTTTGATTTCTGGACACTTTTTGAGATCCTCCTTTTTGGGATACAACTTTTCAACAATCTTGGGTGTGAGGGTATGTTTGCGACCATAGAAATCTTTACAAAAACCATCGCGTCGCCCCCTTATCGTTTCACACCTACAGAAACACTTTTGTGCTATACACGAACCACTGACATGAAACCATATATGATTGGAGCTATGAGCCCTCTTGAGGTTCTCACAATACTTGGAGTTGGTTGAAACGAGATAGGTCTCCTTGTGTTTGAAAAGTTTTGTCACCACAGAAGTAGACTGACCTTCCATATTCCTCTGAATGAAATCCTCAATGAGACCCTTGAGCTCATCATTCTCAATTTCATCTTTTGTTTGAGCATCGGTGAATGACCCCTCCTTTATGACAGAAGAGGGTGGCTCCACTGTAATGTGTTGCGGTTGTTCCGTCCGAATGGAGGACATTTTCAGAATATCCAAATTTGGTTGTGGATCAATTTTTGTCAATTTGCTGAGGGGTCCATGATTATAGATGAATAGAGGGAGGTAGGCAACTTGTACAACTTTTCCCTTTCCTTCACACTCCTCACACCCCTGGCCACCGCATGGCATATGTTTTGCCATCTTGTGGGACCATGGCATGCGAAAACCACTCCCCTTGGATTTCCTACGAACATCACCGTACACGGCGGCGTCTATAATTTCATTCCAATCCGTAGCACCTTTAGCTCTTGAGAGTGCCACGAGAATGTGCTCCCTGAGAGCAATAGCCGATGGTTGATCTACAACAAACTCTGGCCAGTTGAGGTGGACGCCAGTCTTTGTATACTGCCCAACTGTTTTGGGAGGTGATACAGAGATTAGACAATCCTTACCACCATGGCGCTTTACTTTGTCACATATGATCTTACAAATATCCTGAATCTCTTCAATTGTGAGGGACCTGGTATCTTTGTAATCAATGTCCACGAAAAAGTTGTACCTGGGACTCTTCTGTTCAACGACAAACAGTTTCTCACCAGACTTCACAGCCTCTATGTACTTTTCGTGGAACTCGTTCAATTTATCAAATGGCACGGAAAGGACACCACCGTCCATGAGCACATGTGATAGATTGGTTGCATTGTTAAATTTTTGTTGTGTACACCACCGTTTAAACATACCTTTGTATCGCGTCTAACCTCTAAACCACCTCATAAAAGAAACATCGGCATACTCTTTAGGTGATTCTGCGAGATCCTTCTTGATGACGAGGAGTTCGTAGACTTTCTTATCTTCATTTTCCTTTATCCACTCTTCCACCTCTTCTGGACAGAGGCCTCTATTTGTTTTGAGGAGTTCTCCAATCTGCATTAAAATGTAAGACTTTGACTTCATTCTACTTTATAGAGAATGTTTTTCTATTGAGAGAACTTACACACGAATAAAACTCTGGATTTCTGAGGACATTGTCTACAATGAGTTTCCACCTCTTTCGGGTATTGAACTCCTCGAGGGTATCAAAACTCATGTAGTCATTTTCATCAAAAGTTTTCTTTATTGGTTGTTTGTTAATTTTTTTGAGATTCGTTTTTTGTTTCTCCTCGTAGAACTTTCTTACGAGTGTTTGTTGTTGGGGTTTGGTATAGTCTACAAAAAAGATGAAAACATTATATTCCAAATCCACCGTTGGACTCTCTTTGACTGTAAATTTAAATTCTGTATACTCACCATTTTTGAGGGCAACCACACCACGAGTCTCTTCCTCAAGTTCACGGAGGGCACAACGAAGGGGATTGAAAATCTCCCGTCGTCTACACCCCCCTGTGACAAAAATCCAATCCTTAAAGCGCCGATCCCTCACTGTGAGGAATTTAGGCTTTTCGTCAGCAAAACTGACCGGTATCGCTATAGCTTTGTATTTTTTCATTGCGCATTCGCAAGTTATAATAAACGGATATGTTTATTCCTCCTCTTTTTCTTCGGCGTCTTCCTTTTCAATTTCAGGTTCGGTTTGGGGTACGGGTTTCCCTTCGGGTGCACTGAGACGGTGCACGAGATGGGCTGAGAAATTCTTAAGATTTTCAACATCTTGTTTAGCCTTGTTCATCTCCTTAAATAGGAAGACAACACCAGCAATCGCCACAATTGTGGCGATCATCATAAGGGTTTCACGGTCCATTGGAATCATTATGTATTATTTGTGTGCCTTCTTTTTAAGTAAGAGCACCCATATGTGTTCTGCCTGAGGGAGGGCATTCATAGGGACTTTGGGCAAATTGCACGGCTTCGTAATGCGTAGGTTCACAAGACTTTTGAGTTGGTGGTGTAGGTTGGCCCACAAACTTTTCAAGTGTCCTGGATTTGGGATCGTACGTCAATACAAAAACGATGGCGAGGAGGAAAACTAAGTTCCACATGGTGTTTATTAATTAGTTAGAATATAAAAGGCCACCCATACCGTTCTCAACACGGAGGATGTTGTAGTTCACAGCGTAGATGTCGTCATCACAATCTCGGGTGTCGTTGACGATGCGAGCTGAATCAAGACGAGAGAAGTTGAGGGTACCTGTGGGTTGGAGCTTACCAGTTTCCAAGCAGAATGGATACAAGAAGAGGGTCTTGACAGTCGCTGGCTTGGCGGAATTGGTTGTGTTAAAGTAGAGTGGGACATGGGAGAAGTTTGGATCCGCAAACTTGAAGTCGGCCACATCAGTCCCGTTGATTTGAAGCTTGAGCTTGTTGTCATCATTGAGGATTTCAAGGGCAGTCGCCTTACCAGCCGCGAGGTACTTCACTGGATGGTTGAAGTTGAGCTCTTGGATCTTGGTGAGGGAGGCGGTCGCCTTTTGGACTTGGGTGATGATCATGTTTTGTGGAGTGGAGGCAAAGTGCTCACGCTCTTGGGTATCCAAGTACACATAGTTGGCATAGACATCCCACTTATCGGTGGCAGCCGCGGAGCCCCAAGTGATGCGGAGTTCCACATCGTGGTACTGGAGAGCAACGAGGGGAAGGGCCGTTTGGAGGTTTTCGCAGAAAGCAAAGCGGAGTGGGTAGAAACGGGAATCGTTGGCACCACCGAAGAGGTCACCTGAGACGGACTTGGAAGAGTTTGTGGCTGAGAGCACTGGAGCGATGAGGGTGGAGTAGGTGGAATCCTGGTCATCAACGACTTGACCACCGATGAGGAGTTCAACCTTGGCAATCTTGGTGCGCCATTGAGCAGCGCTGTACCCTTGGGTGGCAGAGCCGTCATTTGGGACAAGGTACACGTAGCTGAGGAGATCCCCCTTGCGTTCAAAGCGAATAGTGGACATACCGTTGTTGGAGACATTCCCCTGGATCACTTGGCGTTCCACAGTTTGGGAGAAGTTTGTGTGGCGCTTGTAGGTACTTCTGAAAAAGCTGATTTCGGGCTGACCGACGAGGTGCGCATCCTGAGCACCGACAGCAACAAGTTGGGCGATACCACCAGACATTTTATATTATAGTGAGAGTTTTTTTTAAGTTCACTTGTGTATAAAATGGTTATTGTGGAGGAGTTGGCCATACGACGTTCATGAGATTTCCAAATTCGTCGAGTGAGGGAGTGGAAGTTTGCGGAAGGTCGCGAAGAGCTTGTAAGTAGACTTTCCAGTCATCAGGAACCGGTTCACCCGTCGTTGTGGACTTAACACCGATCCAGTCGTATTTTTTCATGAGTTTATCTCTCTCGTCCCGTAATACCTTCATTGGTCTCTCGTTTTCAAGTTGTTCCACCAACTTTAATAGTTCTTCTTCTGAAGGTTTTGTTTCGGTTGGATGTGTCCATGTTATATTATCATAACCTCTGTCTTTCACATCATAAAGTCCATGTGGGTAATATTTCACAAGTGCTGGGACGAAATCTATTCCTTCGGGTGGGGTATAATCGACTGCTTGTGTGGGGTCCATTTATATTATTGGAGAAAAATTAAGCCGCAAACTCTTGCAAAAGTGCGTACGATATACCATATTCGGAATATTGGCCACCTGCGTTGAAGGCTCTATTAAGTGCAAAACGTTGACTCGCGTTTCTGATCGATCTGCTATAAATTTTATATGTTCTGTTAGATGTGGTGCCGGGGGCGTAATGAACAATAAACGTGGTTGTTTGTGGTGTATCATTTTCATCGTGATCATAAGTAGAAATGGCGACACCGTATTTAGTGTTTGACATGTTGTATGGATAATAAGAATTATTCACATACGTCACAAAAGCCCTATCCTGATGGCATTCATAAAAAAAAGAATACTGTATAACTAGAGTAGAATTAGAACGCTCCGCTGCATAATTAAAATCCATATCGTATAGGTGAATGTTTGTGGAGCTGGGATAATATCGTTGTGTGGTTACATATTTAATATAATACTTACATATACCACCGACGACATGACCCGCTCTGTTCGCATAAGCTGCGTTTCCATTAACATTGATGCCCCAGGTTCCCGATGCATTACCCCCAGTTCTCGTTGGGACGTTGAGAAAAGTTCTGATTGAACCCGTATTACTACAGAAACGTATGTAGTTGTCGTTGCCATTATTGACTCTGAACGCCATCGCACCACTGATGGTGTTTTGATCCCCGTAACTTGATCTGAAAAGTCGTGTATTGATATCATTGGAGCCATTCCTCTGAACAATTGAGTTTGCATTAGAGTTGGAGGATTTTGAAGATCCGTCGAGGGTGCCTGCGTTGTTCGCATATGGTACATTTGCGTTTAAGTAGTTCGTTGACGAATTATATGTCAGACTAGAGTCTGTGAAGAGTGCCTTGTCTCCATCGTCGTGACCATCCACGAAAGCAATGTAGTCTGTGTTGTTACTACTGTCCCGACTAGTAAATGCAACTTTATTCGCAGCGTTCGCGTGGGTCGCGCTGGTGGCAAATGCCGCATTACCTGAGATGTTAGCACCAATCTGATTTGTAGAAGAGTTATATGTCAGGTTTTGATCTGTGAAGAGTGCCTTGTCCCCCGCGGCGTGACTGTCCACGAAAGCAATGTAGTCTGTGTCGTTACTACTGTCCCGATCAGTAAATGCAACTTTATTCGCAGCGTTCGCGTGGGTCGCGCTGGTGGCAAATGCCGCATTACCCGAGACGTTAGCACCAATTACGTTGTTGGCTGGATTGTACGTCAGGTTTGAATCCGTGTAGAGCGCCTGAGCACCAGTTGTACCCTTTGATAATGGAATGTAATCTGTTTCATCGGCAGTTGTCGCCGTAAGTTTAACCTTATCGGAGCCAGTTGTGGAATTCAACTGACCCGTCACAGTCAACTCACCAGAAACTTCAACGTCACCAGCAAAACTTTGTATGTTGGTCGTCGCCATCTATTACAGTAACACTATAATTTTTTCTGAGGCATGTGAAGCGCGGAAACGCCCTGGTATGATGTAATTTATAAGAAATGGGAAGCATCCACGAAATATAAATTAGGTATTTTTAGTATCCAAATGTAACAACATCCGTTGCACCTTCTGTGATTTTTGATACAACCCCAGAGCTATGTTGGGAAATGTATTCAATAAAAACATTGTAGTGCCCGGCGACAGCCATATTTGTTGTTGGTTTGATGCTTACCGTTGTTGCCGATGTTGTCACCGTAGAACTCCATGGGTTTGTACTCGTGCTACCAAATATAGCCTGTGGACCCTTTGCGATTGCGAGGGGAGTTCCAGCCGACCAGTTACCACCACCACATTCTAAAGAGAGTGTGCTCACTTCGTCATCAGATTCAACGAGATGTGCGACAATCTTTGCATAGAATACATGGTTGCTGAACGTAATCTTAATTGTTGAGTTAGCAACTGTCTGACCAGCACCCAAATCTCCTGTGTATGAATAAGTTTTCTTGGCTACACCGTCTGAGTTTATGATTGTACCACCCGCGACATGTAATGGGGCGGATGGACTCGCTTCTCCAATACCGACATTACCAGTTGTGTAATAAATATCACTACCAGTTGTTGTCCATTGACTACTGGAAAATGGAACTCCACCTATACGAATATTACCCGAAACATTGAAATCACCCGTAACATCCAAAGCATATCCTGGGTTATTCATACCGATACCAACACGGTTATTCCCCGTATCTACAGTGAGTGTAGTGCCATCTACAGTTAAGTCGTCAAAAGTAGCCGCTGCGGCGTGGAGTGCTCCAGAAACACCCACACCACCTGCAACTTTGAGAGCACCCGTTGTCTTATTAGTGGCTGCGGTTGTATCTGTCACATTAACACTATCAGCCTCCACATCTTCAAGATTTGCATTAGCACCATAGAGAGCACCCGAAACACCGACACCACCTGCAACTTTGAGAGCACCCGTTGTCTTATTAGTGGCTGCGGTTGTATCTGTCACATTAACACTATCAGCCTCCACATCTTCAAGATTTGCATTAGCACCAAAGAGAGGGCCCACAATACCCACACCACCAGCAACCTTTAGGGCACCCGTGGTCTTTGAGGAAGATGTAGTTGCGTCTGTGACGCTTGCATCAGGCGTTGTAAAAACACCGACATTAGATGTACCTCGGACATCCAAATTGTAAGCGGGTGAATCTGTATTTATACCGACACTATTTGTCGCTGTATCTACGTATAAATTGGCGACTTCACCGACTTCAAAGTCTGTACCATTTTTAATCTGGAAGAGATCACCACTGTGACGCACACTGATTCTTTGCGAACCCCCTGTAATAAGAGCTGTTTCAATGACACCATCTTCCGACCCCTGTGTAGCACTTTTAATCTTACCTGTAATCTTGCCATACAATTTATCACCGCTATTGTCATTCTGACCCTCATATCTAATTTGTCCTAAATAGTTTCCATTTGAACCCGTTTGATCGCGATAAAGGGTTACTTCTGGACCGGCTGAAGAACCAGTTGTATCTGATGAAATTGTAGTTGTTTGTCCAAATACATGAAGATTAGATCCAGCTATTGGGGATGCCGTACCTATACCAACACTTCCACTTGAATTAACGCGAATACGCTCACCGTTATTAGTAGTTATAGTGAATGTATCATTCGCAGGGAAGCCTATTTTTGTATTGGTATCATCAATGTGGGTAAGATAGTCATCGGTGTACACTGTAACACCGTAAATGTCCCCTTGTACACCAACACCACCCGCAACTTGGAGGGCCCCCGTCGTCTTTGAAGTGGAAGCCGTTGTATCGGTAATATTGACACTATCAGCTTCCACATCTTCTAGATTGGCATGTGTAGCATGAATGTCTCCAGCTACACCAACACCACCCGCAACTTGGAGGGCCCCCGTCGTCTTTGAAGTGGCTGCTGCGTCGCCAGTAATCAAAACATTTGAACTTGTTGTAATATTTGATGTCACAAATGCGTTACCCACGACATGGATGTTTGCCACGGGAGATTCCGTAGTCACGCCAATGAGACCATTCTTTACGTAAAGATCGTTGTG